CTTTTTGTAAATCTCTTTGTTTTTCTTGTTCTCTTGATAATAATTCATTTACGGTTATACCCGCTACCGGGTTAATCACACTCACTACACCTCTAGCAACATTTCTTTGAAAGTCAGTTACTGGTTTACCGTATGGATTTTTTGTGATGTATTGTTCATAGTCTCCTCCACCACCTACAGTTGGAGGTCCTTTTGGTCCCTGCGTTGGTGGAGGTCCTCCACCTCCATTTCCATCTCCACCACTAAAACTATCTACTTGATCTTGAGATGCAGCAGCTCCAGCCGTGGCTTCAGCACCACCATACTCAACAAAACTTGGAATGCCCATAGGTGTCATAATACCAGAGCCTCCAGCATCTTTTAACATCTGTGCTTCTTTTGGATTTATGTATGCAAGAAACTCACCTTCTGGTGCCATTGCTTTGGCATCATCTAGTGATACTCCGCCTTCTGCTAATAATTGTCTTGCTATTTGTGATCTAGTTATCGCCATTTTTCCACACTACTTTGTTTTAGGGAACAAATCAAGCGAAGGCATGATTACTTTAACATCTCGTCTAATCTCTGCTTCTGGCACGCCTTTTGCCTTCCATTCGTCCTCTGTTTTATATACCTCTCCCGTTTTTAGGTTAGATATGGTTGTTATTATCTTTTCCGGCTTTATTGTTTGCATTATGTCGTTACCTCTCTTGGTTCTATTTCTAATATAGAAGCTATAACATGCAGCTCGTTTGCATCGCTAGCTTGGACCTTCAAAGCTTCACCAGCCTCCATAACAAGGGGCTGTGTTAATAGCTCTGTTGTAGTATTTGAAGATATAGTTTTGCTTTTAAATAAGCTAAATATATTAGACGATGCGTCCACTAAAGTCACTGTTATATTAGCTCCTGATCCTGCATCTTCAGATACTAAAATCGATTTAACTACAGCAGTTTTAAACGACGGCACTGTGTATAGTGTTGTAAGATTTGTAGTCGTTAGATCTGCTTTTTTATTTATAAAACTGTTTGCCATTAATTTATAAAGAAGCTTTCTGCTTCCATCTCATCTTTTAATTCTTGTTGATACGTTGTATTTAATTTTTGTATGATACCGTCAAGATCCCTAACCTGCGCGTCAGCTACTTCTTGTTTGTATACATTACTAGGTCTTGTTAATATTTGTACTATCTTTGCCATTATCTTCTACCATCTGGTTGTATGTCTAATCTAAATGTGCCTAGCTTCCAATCTTGAGCTGTACTTGTATTTTCTACTTTTAAAGCTATAGCTCTTGCTCTTGCACGTGTATCTACTTTTGTTGTTGATGAACTTACATCAAAAGGTCCAAGTGATGAACTAGACGCTGTATCATTTGAATAATTTTTTAAATTTAAAGTCACTCTAGTATTACCTGTTTGAGATATAAAGTCAGGAATAAATCTTCTAACCTTCATAATAAACTCACCATCACCTCTAAGATTTGCAACACCTGGCTGTTGTTGAGTAATATCAAAATCACCTGATAATATATTTGCTGTAATTGCTGAAACTGTTCCACCTTTAACTTGATCTGTGCCTGTTTCGTGTTCGTAGTATGTTGATATACCGTCTGTGTTTCCTTGCACATACGTAGATGAAGTAGCAGGCTCTGTACTATTTGCATCATACTCTAAAGCGTGAGGTTTACCAAAAATTGCAGAGTCTTTCCAAACAGTTCTAGCTAATGTTCCTATTGTCCATATTGGTCTTTGTGGTGATGAGTCTTGATAATTATAACAAACCATTTTATTAACGACACCTGAAGATGCGGTTGGATAAAACCACATAATCTCTCCAAACAAATTGTTAAGTCCTGCTGTAATCATTTGGTTACCAGAAGCTAAATTAATATCATCATAAACAAAATCCTCTACTAAACATGGTAGTGTTTCAAGTGCACCAGCATATTTAAAGAAACCATTTTCAGATAACCAATAGGCTGCACCATCTACTTCAACCACAGCGTTCTTACCTGCTAGTCCACAGTTTGTTCCAACTTGCACAAAGGCAAATGTAAAAGGTTGACCCACAAATCTTTGTAAGAACAAAGCTGTATCTGTATATACATAGATCGCATCTCTACCTCTAATGGCTCCCATGATCCGTGATCCGTCGGCCAGTCTCTGTGTGCCGGCTGTATTGGTTGCTGTAGGTGTGTAGGTGTTAATATCTTCTTGGTCCGAGAATCTAATAAACATGTCATCTTGTGTAGACTTCGTACCTATTGTTGTTTCCGTGCCAAAAAATACTAAGTGTCTATCCGGTGTAGATACAAGCATGTGTCTTGATGCAGTGGGTGCACCTGAAATAATTGTAGCTCTATTAGATGTAGCGTTTGTTGCTGCAGAGTTCCATTCAAATACTTCACCGTCTGCTATTAAACAAATAGCTTTGTCACCAAAATTGTCTAAGGACCATGATCCAGGTTCCAAGACTAAGTCACCAGATGCTGCTTCACCCCAAGCCACAAAGTCAGATGTATTTGTAACTGTATCACCTGCCGTGTGTGATGCTGCTGTTGTGTTTCGCACACCTCTTGTTACACCTGTTAGTGTGTTTGTAGATATACCTGTATATGATATTTCTTCTGTTCCAATTTTTATAAAGTTAGTTCCAGAGCTCGGTAATTGTGATGCGTCATTTACAGTTATACTTGTGGCAGCTGCAGATATATCTGCTGATAAAACTGTTGTGTATGCTCCTACAGCTTCACCACCCCAAGTTCCAAGAGACCAACCAAGTCCTTGTGCTTGAACAGCTGGTCCTACTCTATAGTAATGTTGCACTCTAATACCACCAGACTCTGAAGCTCCAGACCCTGACTCGTTAGAAGGCATAGTAATTGTAATTGTGTTTGATGACGGTACAGTTGTTACCATAAATCTTATGTCATCAAAATTAGCTGCTGCAAAATTTGAATTTGTGATAGATGAAAAATTGTCTAATAAAACTATATCACCTGCTTGAATACCATGATCACCAGAAAAGTTTATTGTAACTTCAGCTGATCCGTTAGTCGTGCTAAATGCATTTGATAAAGTGTTTGTAGATTTAATAGGATGTATGTCGTAAAATACACCACCTGAATAAGCATACAAAATTCTATTTGTTCCAATAATAGAATATTTAATACTCTGACTATTAATAAACTGGTGCATACCTCTAGCAGCTCCAGTAACGTTATCTGCCCCTAGCTGTGACCAGCCACCTATTTTTTCAGGTGTATCATATCTAAAACGAACATTATCACAATCTATCCACTGACCTTCAGCGGCTGTTGCAGTAATTTGTCTTTGCAAACTGTCCATCTGCATGATTATAGTGTAGGAATACTTGACCACATAATTGGCCCTCAAAAGGCTCTCTCCAGTGCTCTAACTCACAGCCAGAATAGATAAGCATATCTCCTGGTTTTAGGTCTACTTTTATACCCTTGGGTGCTCCAGGCTTATGTATGCCTTTATACTCGTCTATGACGTTGTCAGACCCCGTAGGATCGATAAATATGGGCCATGCATCTCCACCTAGGTTTAATGTAGTTGATATCTCACAGCTTGGTCTATCTTTGTGTCTTTGTAAGATATTACCTTTTCTATAGAGTCTTGTATAAGAATAAGTAGGCACTAGTTTAAGTCCTGTCTTCTTCTGCATTACAGCTATAGTTTTAACTAGAAGTGTTTCCATTAATCTATCACTATATTTAGCATAAGAATTAGGAACTTGTGCATCGTTAAAATTACCAACAAGTTTATTACCTGCATGAGTTACACCATTGTTTAACATCCAGTGATCTGCTTCTGCTGATATTTGTAAATACCTATAGGCAATGTCTGCCACCTCTTTTGATATAGCACCACGTATAACTTGATATTTATTCTTTTTAAAACTCATATTTGTATAAAATTATAAGACACAGATATTCTCCAGTTCTTTTCACCTTTGTCTGTATTCATATTTATATCAACACCATGAGGTAGCCAAGATGGAAAAAAGATCATACGTCCTTCTAGTGGTTCATAGGCACATACTCTCCATAACTGTTCTGGTAGATTTGGTTCTCTATTAGGCATGTGTGTATTTGGTCCTGGTCTAGGATCCTCTAAAAATAATTTGCCTGAGTTCTTTGGTACTTTAATATAATAAACACCTGACCATAGTGAATTAGGATGTGTATGTGTTTTATTATAGCTATATGTTGGATTAATATTAGCCCACATATTACCAAGTCCTAGTTTACCTGATATACCATAATCTTTATTACATTCGTAGGCCATTTGGAATAGTTCGTCGATAAGAGGTTTATACTCTTTTCTTTTATCCATATCAGTTTTGCTATGCCAACCAAAACCAGAATTTGTTTTCTTTTCTCCTTCAGGATCTGCTTTACGCCACTTTTTTATTTCTTTGAATAGATATTTATTGAGTTCTTTAGCGTTAGGTATATCTTTAAAATAAACAGCAGTTGGAAATAATATTTTTCTTTTAAGTTGACTCATTTAACAAAAACTCCATCTATAATTTTACCTTTTCTATTTTTAATATCTTCGTAAGCAACACTTAAACATTCCTCCATGGTTAAATTATTTCTTTTCATAATATTAATCATAACAACCATCATGTCGCCAAGATCATCTCT